GACCGGCAGTGGTAAGACCGAAATCGGCATGGCCTTGGTTCGTGGCGCCGTTGCGAAACGTAAGCGCGTGGCCTTCCTGTGCAACCGCGTGCACTTGGTCGAGCAGACATCGCGCAGGTTCACGAGGGCCGGGATCGCGCACGGCATCATCCAAGGCGAGAACACCACCCGCGTGTACGAAAACGTGCTGGTGGCGAGCATTCAGACCGTGGCGCGCCGTGGACTGCCCGAGGTCGACTTGATCGTGATCGATGAAGCGCACACCGTCGCGGGGTCGCGTGAGTACCGGGCCGTGCTCGCCGCAGCAAAGGGCGTGCCGGTCATTGGGCTGTCGGCCACGCCGTTTGCGCGTGGGCTGGGCAAGCACTACGATGAGTTGGGAGGCCCGCTATTCGAGCACATGACGGTGGCCGCGACGATCCCGGAATTGATCGAGGGCGGCTATTTGGTCGACGTCGACGTCTACGCGCCCAGCGAACCGGACATGGCCTGCATCAAGCAGGCCCGCAATGCCTTCGGCGACATGGACTACACCGACGCCGACGTCGGGCGCGCCGTCGACAAACCGGAACTGGTGGGTGACATCGTGACGCACTGGCTGCGCCTGGCGCCAGACACGCCGACCGTGTGCTTTGCCGCGAACATCGCCCACAGCAAGCACATCGTCGAGCGGTTCCGCGCCGCCGGCGTAGCGGCCGAGCACATCGACTGCTACACCGACATGGACGAGCGCCGCGTAATTATGCGCAGGATGGAGTCGGGCGAGATCCGCGTGCTATCGAACGTGGGCATCCTCGCCGAGGGCTGGGACTTCCCGGCGTGCCGGACGCTGATCCTCGCGCGCCCGACGCGATCGCTGATCCGCTACATCCAGATGGCTGGGCGGGTGCTGCGTCCGCACGAGAGCAAGAACCGCGCGCTGATTCTCGACCATTCGGGCTCCGTCGTGAAGCTGGGGTTCCCAACCGACGAGTTCCCCCTCGAGCTGGACGACGGAAAACCTCGGGAGGCGAAAGGCCCCACGCAGGAAAGGGCCGAGCCGCTTCCGAAGGCCTGCCCGTCCTGCAAATACGTCAAGCTGGCCGGCGTCCACAAGTGCCCGGTGTGCAGCTTCGCCCCAGAGCGCCGGTCCGACGTCGTCGTCCGCGCCGGCGACCTGGTGCCGCTCAAGAAGAAACCCAAGGCCCAGAAGATGGACAAGCAGGAGTTCTACTCCCAGCTGCTGGGCGTCGCACAGGAGAAGGGCCGGCAGCCAGGCTGGGTCGCGCACCGATACCGGGACTATTTCGGAGTTTGGCCGCGCGGGATGGAAAACGTTCCAGCAGCGCCCAGCGAAGAGGTGAAGGGCTTTCTCAAGCACCTGCAGATCCGGGCGGCGAAGGGGAAGGGGGCACGCCATGCAAGCGCTTAGGCCAAGGACGGCAAATGTGGCGATCGGGCGCTGGCCGGGCATCCTCCAGGCCCTCGGCGTCGACCCGACGTACCTTCGCAACAAGCACGGTCCATGTCCCTCCTGCACAGGGAAAGATCGCTACCGCTTCGATGACAAGGACGGCCGCGGTACCTGGTTCTGTTCGCGGTGCGGGTCTGGGGACGGCTTCCAGCTGCTGCAGATCGTATTCGGGTGGACGTTCCAGGAAACGGCCAAGCAGGTCGACCGCATTGTCGGGACGGTTCCGGTCGGCGCGATCGTGCCGGCGCGCGCCGAGCATGACAAGGTGAGAGTGCTGCAGCGGGTTTGGGCGGAAACCCGGGAGGTTGTCCACGGCGACCCGGTGTGGCTGTACCTGAACCGACGTCTCGGCCTCGAGCAGGTGCCGGCAGGCCTGCGCCTGCATCCGGCGCTGCGGTACACCGACGAGGACGGCCGCGACCTGGGCCGCTTTCCGGCGATGGTGGCCAAGATTCAGTACCCGGACGGCGCCGGCGCATCGATCCATCGGACCTACCTGACCGAGGACGGCTGTAAGGCGGCTGTGTCTCAGCCCAAGAAGATTATGGCCGGGAAGGCGCTAAATACGGGCTCTGTGAGGCTCGGCGAGGCTGGGACGACTCTCGGTATCGCCGAAGGCATAGAAACGGCTCTGGCGGCCTCTATTCGCTTCAGCGTGCCCGTTTGGGCGGCGACCAATGCGGTACTGCTGGAATCGTGGGTACCGCCGGCCGGTGTTGAACGGGTGCTGATCGCCGGCGACAACGACGCCAGCTTCACGGGGCAGGCCGCGGCGTTCGGGTTAGCGCGCCGGCTAGTGCAGAAAGGGCTGTCGGTCGAGATCCAGATTCCAGAGCAGGTAGGGAGGGACTGGGCCGATGAAGGTATCTAAGCAGTTCCTCCTGGACTTTGCCTACATCGCCAACCTCTATGGCTGGAATGCCGAGGACGTCGAAGACGCGAAGGCGCAGACCCGTGCGCATCCCGATCTGCGTTCGTACTGGACGCGGCTCGCGGCAGCGCACCGCGCCGGCTACGAGCAGACCCGCGAAAACAACTTCATGCGCCTGGGCCAATGGCTTCATGGACGTGGCCAACCGACAGCGTTGAAGGAGGAGGCATGCGCAAAAGCTCCTACCAACAGCTGATTGACGGCCTGGCCGGTATCGCCGCCCCGGAGGAAGCGAAACGCCAGTTTGCGGAGCTGATCAGGCGCAGTGCTGCCCTCGATGGCGTCACCGTTCTTGACCGGCAGGAGAGGACGCAATTCGCGCGGCACTTGCTGGACCTCCGCGAGCCACGCGCAGCAATTCGCGACCGCCTCATGAGCAGATACGACATAGGGAGGACGCAGGCCTATCAAGTGATCGAGCAGGCGCTGCAACTGTCCGGTTTTCCGGACGAAAACCGGACGGAAGCAGAGTCTAATCAAGCTTCATGATGAAAGGACCGAGAATGAAAGTCGTCTATTTTGACCAGTCGATCAGCACAAGGGCGCCGGACCTGATTGGCATGTGGTGCACGGACCCCGGCGCCACATGGATCACCGGGGGTGACATCATGGCTGCGCTTGAGCGTGGGGAGTCCGTGGAGATCCGCCCGGCATCCGAAGCCGAGCGTCAGCGTGCGGAAAGCGCGATCGTGTTGCTCGGTATCGGGTGGCAGTTGGCATCGTCGATGGGCAGCATCCTCGACTCCAGCATCGCTGCGAAGGCTGCGGACTTAGGGATGGCAGTCGATGCGTAATTTCCAGCGCATCAGTAGCGGCGTCGACATCATGCCCCTACTGCTGGCGATCAAGCGCCGTCCGGATCTCTGGAAAGAGGACACCTACCTGCGCGACTACCCGCAAGGGCCGTTCGCGCAGATCGAGTCGATCATGCTGCGCTTCCCGGTCAAGTCCGTGCACGAAACGGAGGCCGAGTTGCAGAAGCACCTGTCGACCTACGACCAGCACGAGAACGTCGACTACCCGGCCTACAAGCTGCTGCCCGAGGCGCGCCCGCTGGTGATGAACCTGATGGCCTACGTCGGCGGCGAGCGCCTAGGCCGCGTCATGATCAACAAGATTGCCCCGGGTGGCGTGATCTACCCGCACGCGGACACGCTGGCGCATGCCGAGTACTACAGCCGCTTCCACGTCGTGCTCCAGAGCCAGCCGGGCGTCGTGTTCCGCGCTGGTGACGAACAGGTGTACATGGGCACTGGTGAGGTCTGGTGGTTCGACAACAAGCAAGAACATACCGTTGTCAACAATAGTGCGGATGATCGCATTCACATGGTGATCGACATAAGGACGTCTCGATGAGAGCGAGCGTAAAACGCGATTTCCCGCAGTTGTACAACTCATGGCGAGGCATGCGCGAGCGATGCAACCGGAGTGCGCGGGCCGATGCGCACTGCTACGCCGCAAAAGGTGTAACGATCTGTCCGGAGTGGGAAGATTTTCATGCTTTTAAGGCCTGGGCTTTGGCCAATGGGTTTACCCCTGGCTTGACGATAGAGCGTCAAAAGTCAGATCAGGGCTATTCGCCTGCAAATTGCATTTGGGCTGATCGAAAAACCCAAGCCCGAAACATTTCCCGCAATCGACGCATCGATTTCAACGGCGTGTCGCTTTGTTTAAGCGAGTGGGCAGAGAAAACCGGAATTGCGGCTACAAATATCCTTGCTCGAATCGATCGTCTTGGCTGGACAGTCGAAGCCGCATTGACCGTTCCTGTTGGCGCAATCCCAACCGGCCCAAAGTCGAAAGGGAGGGCATGATGATCACCGTTCACGTCGAGTCCTTCGAGGAGCGCCTGGCCGAGTTGCAGGCTCTGCTGCCGCTGCACTACCGCGAACTGGCATTGAACCAGGACAAGGTGCCACTGGCCCCGCAATACCACGTCTATATCGAGCGCGAGCGCGCCGGCGGCCTGTTATTCGTGACGCTGCGCGACGCGGGCGAGTTGGTCGGCTACTTCATCGGCTTCATCGCCCCGGGCCTGCACTACAGTACGTGCCTGACCTGCACGATGGACATCTTCTACGTGCATCCCGATAAGCGCAGCGGCAGCGCGGGCGTGCGTATGTTCCGCTTCGTTGAGGTGGAACTGAAGCGCCGCGGCGTGCAACGCTGGTTCATGGGATCGAAAGTGCATGCGGATGCAAGCGCGCTGTTCAAGCGCATCGGTGCGTCACCTGTCGAAACGTATTTCAGCAAATGGTTGGAGGAGTAAATCATGGTCGCAGCAGCAATGGTGGGCGGCGCAGTCATCGGGGCCGTTGGCTCCAATATGGCCGCGAACAAACAGGCGGGGGCGGTACGCGACGCCAACAACGAAACCGCGCGTGAGTACGACCAAACGCGCCAGGATCAACTTGACCAGTTGGCGCGACAGCGAGCCGACCAGCAGCCCTGGCTCGACGCCGGCAAAGCGTCGTTGGCACAACTCGCGGCTGGGACCAGCGCTGGTGGCGATCTGGTGCGGCCGTTCAGCCTGGCCGACATGGCAGCAGATCCTGGCTACGGTTTTCGCATTAGCGAGGGCGAAAAAGGCATCCAGCGTGCTGCATCGGCACGCGGTGGGCTGTTCTCAGGCGCGACCCTGAAAGCGCTCGCTCGATTCAACCAGGACACCGCATCCGCCGAATACGGCAATGCGTACAACCGCTACAACAACGACCAGTCCACGAAGTTCAACCGCCTGGCATCGCTGGCCGGCCTGGGTCAGACCGCGACAAACCAGATCGGACAGGCCGGGCAGAACGCTTACGGGACTATCGCCAACGCTGGCATGAACGCATCCAACAACATCAGCCAGAACATGATCGGCGCCGGTAACGCGCGTGCTTCGGGGTATGTCGGCACCGCGAATGCGATCAACAACGGGATTGGCCAGTACCTGAACTACAACCAGAATCAGAACCTGCTGTCCGCCCTGTCGCGCCAAAATCAGTACAACGTGGCCAATAGCAGCTCTGACCCGCTTGGATCGTTTATTCAGCAGAATGGATGGGACAAATAATGCCGATCGATCCGAATATCATCATGAACCTGAAGCCGGTTCAGATCGCCAACCCGCTAGAGCAGTACATGCAGGTGCAGCAGATCCAACAGGCGCAGAATCAAAGCCGCCTGCAGGACCTGATGTACGGCGAGAAGCAGCGCGATTTGGCCGCCGACAAGGTACAGGCCGACGCAATGACCAATGGCGATGACATTGCAGGTGCATTGGCAAGGGCGGGCTACGGCTCGCGCGCGCTGGCGTACCGGAAGTCCAAATTGGACGCCGATGCCAAACAGGTCGAGATAGACAAGGGGAAGGGTGAGGCGGACAAGATGGCTCGGGAGGCGGCCGAGCACCAGTTTGAGATCGCCGGGCAACTGGCCGCAGCTTGGGCACAAAATCCAAAAGTGAATCAAGCGAGCATCCGCGCCGGCCTAGCTTCGGCTTTGCATAGCAAGATCATCTCCGAAGACATCTACAAGGCAAAAATTGGTGAGTTGGACGCCATTCCAGATAACCC